GCGTCAGCTCGCCGCGATTAGCGCAGGTGACCGTAGGCAGCGGGGCGTGTGGATCGTTTACGCGGTCGCTGCCCTGATGCGTTGCTGGCGCGATGATCGGGCTGGCCATGGCGAACGATCCGCCGCGCGGCCAAGAGGTCACGGTGCGCAGTGGGTCATGCGCAGACTGAACACTTTCGCCCGACCAGTTCGCGATCGGCACGATGAATGGGTCAGCGGCATCGATGACGAATTTCTTCATGCCCTTGGCGATCCGGCGCAGGGTGGCGGGTGCCAGCGGCTTTGCCCGGTCGAAAATGCTTTTACTCGGGATGGTCCAGTCGATGCACTCCGCAGCGGTGCGCCACTTCTGTTGGCCCTTGGCCGGGTTCTTCGCGTGGGTCGGCTCAGGCCACACGATCGGCTGGCCGTCGCAACGGGCGATCATGAACAGTCGCTCGCGGCTGGTCGGCGCGCCGAAGTCGCAGGCCTTGATCACGCGCCATTCAACGGCGTAGCCCATACGCTGCAGCTCGGCGACGAACACCGCCCACGTTTGCCCGCGGCGTTTCGGGTCAGGCACCAGGAACTGCTGGTGAACCGGCACGACTTCGCCAGGCTCGGCGATGGCACCCCCCAGCTTTATAACGCGGCCGGCCGACTTGCAGCGCTTGGCGATCAGCGGCCCCCACTGGAGGATCTGCTTCACGTTCTCCAAGCTGATGACGCGGGGCTTCTTCTTGCCAGCCCACTTCAGGCCGATCCATGACAGGTTCCGAATCTCCCGCTTGCGCGGCTGGCCGCCGGCGGCCTGGCTGTGGTGCGTGCAGTCCGGCGACATGTGGAACCAGCCAACGGCCTTGCCGCCGCATTCGGTGTCGGGGTCACCGTCGAACACGTCGGTGGTGAAGTGCACAGCGCCCGGGTGATTCACGGTGTGCATGCTGATCGCTTGCGGGCTGTGATTCTTCGCAACATTCACCGCACGGCCCAGCCCCATCTCCAGCCCGGTACCGGCACCGCCGCCACCGCAGAAGAAGTCGACAACGATCTCATCGTCCTGAGTGCTGAAGCCGAGTCCGTATTGAGTTTTGAAATCGAAGGGGTGTTTCTTCTGTTGTGCGGACATAGGGGATCCTCGCCGCTCATCTCTATTGGATGTGCAGCCGTATAGTGGAAAGGAAAGGGTCTGCCGTGATATGAAGGCGATGGCACAAACGCCATTACTGGAAGGAGTCAGAAGCGTGAACGAAGTGGATTTTCAGTACGATCACGATAATTTTTCGCGATCCATTGTCATGGCGGCCGGTGGCTATGCACATTCAAAGAGGGCCTTTGCTGGCTACGCCGAGCATTGGACGGAGCTCGCTACTGACACGCTCAAGGGCAACCTTTCGATTGAGATCGTTGACGACGGACGTGAGATTGCTGGCGTAATTTTAGGTAAAAAATTTCTGATCAGCGTTGTCCCGGTAATTGATGAGCGGAGAGGCTACGCAGAGGCAATCGTCACAACGCCGAATCTACTAAATGGGGACCACGCTGAGTGCGGGAGATTTGTGATTGCACCGAACGGCTCGGTTCTTTCCTCGGACAAACAAGAGTTGGTTTCATGGGAAGATAACTACGCAAGCTATCGCCTCTTGATTGCGGTGCTCCGCCGCGTTCTGGCGGCGCCTAATCAGGCGTGACGACTTCGTCGTCAGGCTCTGGCGGATCATCGGCCAGCGACTTCATGCCGGCCTCCTCGATGAGTCGCGACACCTTCTCGGTAACTACATAAGGTGTCGTGACACAACGAAGCATGTTGGCCTGTGTATCGAAATCGGCGGCGATCAGGTTCATCAGCAGCTGGTGAACTTCCTCCTGGTTGCTGGATTCGTGCTGCTTCATCAGGTGCTTGAGTGGGGTCGACTTGGGACCTACGTGCCGTATGCGCTATAGATTTAATTATTTCTAGCTCTGCTATTTTCACCTCTGCTTTCTATGCCGCCTGATGGTATCGGCTCCTTGCCTTTCGCAAAATATCACTGACGTTCTCAACGTCGACATACGATACGAGACAATGGATGATTGAAAATGATAAATTTGGAGCAGTTAAGATGGTCAGGTTTCGTCTACTACATGAGAAATGTTTGCGGAGGTGCATGTGAGTATGCTTGAGAGCAATGTCACGGTAGGTGATAAGGAAGTTGTTGCTTCTGGCTCTTTGGTTATCCCAAAGGACGCCGAATCGGCAACTGTTGGGGTAAAAGATTTAAAGTTCAATTTTATTTTTATTTCGGATGGTGGCGATCCTACGCTGAGTTACCAAGGTGGAGGGAAAGAGCTTAATATTATTATAAAGAATTATGCCGGTGGGACCTCTATTGGCCGCACTAGAGATTTTATGAAGGTGGGTAATATTGGGAGCTCCAAATTAGGTCTGGCCTATACTGTGCGAGTTAATAATAATCTTAGTCGCACTTTGATTTATACTTTTGTGAAGTTTCCTATGGAGTTGCCATCCGTCGAGAGTGAGGCTGTCGATGAGTGATAATTCTATCGGTATAGAAACAACAGTTAAACCGCCGGAAAATAAAGTTGAAGTTATACATTTGAGTGGGGCGACAGAAAAGAAGTCTGGAATATTTAACTTTAATACTACGATGCCTTTTTCTAGTTTGATCGGAAAGGGTGATCAGGCCAAAGACTCTGTGGTTTGGTATCTGATAACCAGACTTGTGAGAATGTCCTTTGCAGTGATTGCAGTGCTGTTTGCTGTAGATATATATTACAATAAAGGTGTAAATTGCATGTCAGTGCTGAAGGATACTTGGAGTGTTTTTGCTCCGATTATCACACTTGCAATGGGCTATCTGTTTGGAAAAAAAGAAAGAGGTAAGGCCGAGGCGGAATGAATTTAAATTGCTGATTCTGTACATTTTTTGTTTTCGGTAAGTAGTTTTTATAGCGCTTTTGCTCAGTTAAAAGTGCAGATGGAGGCTTGTCGGCCTCTTTTACTCTGCTTGCCGGCAGTGCGAGCCATGTTTGACATTTTGTTGCTGGATGCGGGCTATGCGGCGCATGAATCGACCTTCACCTGATGCCAGGCGCCGGCGGCGTAGAACAATTTCGCGGCTTGGGCGTCGTCCATTGATATCTCGTCTGGAATGGCGATCCAACCTGACGCGACCAGATGGTTCGGGTTCGCGCTGTTGCGCAGCTCTAGGTAGTAATGCTCCATGGCATCAGTGAGGCGCTCGACCTTGTAGATGCCCTCGGGCGAGATCTCCACCGACTTGATGTACTCGGCGCCGCGCTCGTCTCGACACATGGCGGCGATATAGATCGTCCAGCGGTAGGAGAAGTCGAAGATTGCGTTGGCGATCGCCAGGCTGCGGATCTGCTTGCAGCTCTTCCAGTTCGCCATGATCTGGCTGCCGCTGGGATCGATGTTCACCACCGCGACGTGGTTGGTGCGCAGCAACGCCCGGCAGCTGCGTTCAGCCCGGGCGAAACCGTTGTTGGGTTTGCGTTTCGACTTCATAGCGATTCCGCCATTTTGCGCAGCGCCTTGCGTTCAGCGGCCGATATCGGCTTCGGGCGCCGCTTGAGGACCGTTTCAGGGTCTATTTTCTTCGAGCGGGGCGGTGGCAGTGGATTGCGCGGCGGGTTTTTCAGTTGGTCGATCCGCCCGCCGGCGGCCAAGTACTGCGCGATTCGTTCAGCGATCGACTCGGAGTCAGGTCGGTGCTGCTCGACGAGGTTGAGGTGGTTGCTGATCATGCTGGCCTCACTTGATCCGGATCGAACTGTCGCCGCGCTCCAAATGCGCGTAGGCAGGTTCTTCGAGCAGTTCGTGTTCTGCGTCTTCGCCGGCGGCCATGCGCTTGCGCACGGTTTCGTTGTGCTCGCGAATTTCCTTGAGCTTGGCGGCGATCGCGTTCTTGTCCGGGGCGATGCTAGTTTTCACGGATGTCAGTTCGTCTGGCACCGCGTCCTCGTTGTCGACGATGACCTTCTCCTTGCCCAGGGCCAATGTGATGGTGAACAGCGGGCGCTTGATCGACTTGAGGTTGGCGGCTTCCATGTTGCGGCGCAGGTAATCGCTGATCTGCGCAACGCTGTTGGACTTGATGCGCTTGAGCTCGGTCAGTCGCTCAATCTCGGTGTCGATGGCTGTCACGTCGCTTTCAATGTTGCGACGCAGCATGACGATGTTGTCGGCCTTCACCTCGAACTCGCCTTGGATCTCGTCCATCGCGTGCTGCAGGGCCTCTTTCAGGCCCTCGTCGTCGGTGTCTGCCATTCCCTGAAGTTCGGCGAGCTTGCCGGTCAGTGCGTAGAGCTGGGTCATGCTGCATTCTCCTTGCCGGGCTCAATGGCCGCTTTGCGCTCTTCAAAGGCGCGAGTGATTCGGGCGATGAAAGTCGGCTCGTTGCGGCGGGTCGCCTCGCGGATGTATTTAACGTTCAGCATTTTCAGTTCGTGGGCGGTCACGGCCTTGCCCATCGTTTCCACCGCGGAATTCAGCCACTCCAGACGCTCCTGCTTCTGACGCAGGATTTCGGCGTCCTTGTCCACTGCCTGCTCGATCGCTTGTTCTTCCTTGAGCTGCTCGACGTAGGTGTGGTCATCGAACATCCCGAGGAACACGTCTGCACTGAAGCCGAGCATCGACAGAGATTTCTTGATGGCGTCGGTCAGCGACTTCTTCGGCGCTTCCCCGTCTGTGGTGGTGCCGTACTTCGATTTGTAGAGGTAGCGCGTACAGCCGTATTGCTCGATCTCGCCGCGCTTCCCGCCCAGCTCAAACCAGAAACGAATCTTGATGGTGTGGTTCAGCTCGCGACCGAGCACCAGGCGTTTGTCGCCTTCGCCGCTGACCATTTCGGAACCCTCATCGAAGCGTTCTTCAACGATCGACCAACCGAAGCCAATGCCGACCGGGCCGAAAATCTCAGTCGCTTTCATGATCATCGCCGTGCCGTTGAGGCTGGTGATTTTCTGCCCGCCAACCTCGGCGGCTTTGGTGTAACGGGTATCGGTCGTGCTGACCTTGTCCCAGATCTGCATGTTCGTAGACACGGGGAATCCTTGCCGCGACGTGCGCAGCGCTTAAAGTTGAGCGTCAGGAAGTGATGCGATCGGCGAGGGCGCCGAGCAGCATCAGGAAGGTGTAAATCGCGAGAACTCGAAACGACCCGCGCCGAATCAGCAGGCGGCGCGCCCGCTGAAGGCTGGTCACCGGAACACGTGGTAGGTGGTGGAGCGCGGCACCTGGCAAGTGCCCGAGCCGTCTTTCACGATGCCGTAGGCGCCGGCACCGGCAACCAGAATCACAACGAGAATCCAGTAGACGAGGTTCATGGCCGAGCCCTCACAGCGATACGCCCGCCTTTCATGGTCACCGACAGGCGCTGCGGGAGGCTGTCGACCAGATCCTCGCGCTTGCGGCCGATCACTTCATTGAAGGGCAGGCCGAAGCCGAGAATCGCAATGCGGCGCTCGATATCCTCGAGCTGCTCATCGGCCAGCGTTTTCACCAGAGGGGTTGTCATGCCGAAACTCCTTTCAGATGCGTGTTGCGCTCGACGAACTTGGCGTCCAGCGCATCCCGATAACGATTGGCGGTGCGGGTGTCGATGATCTCGGCGAACTCCGCCATTTCGATCATGCCCATGACGAAGGTGCGATCCGGCACCGGAGTGCAGGACTTGCGCATCTTCGCGATCTCAAGGCCCAGCCGGGCCAGTGCTACCTGATTGCTCATAGCTCGTTGTCCTCGGCCTGGGCGATCAGCGCGTCGTCAGCAAGGGGGCGAAGTAGGCCCTCTGCGATTTCGCCGAGCTTGCCCAGTGGGTGATCGCTTGGACCGAGGAGTTCGGCGGCGGCGACCTTGTCAGCGTGACCGCGCTCGGCGGCGATCAGCAGGTACCCCAGCGAAGCCGTGGTGACCTCGCAGTCTGCAAGCCGTCCGTTTGCATGCTCATCAACTGCCAGAGCGAACTGGGCCAGCGTGACGCCCTGAGCCGGCCGCATGCGGCGCTGAAACGAGACATCGCAGCCGAACCGCACCAACTGCTCGGAAGCGTTGTACAGCCACTCAGTCCGAGCCACTTCGCGAGGGCTTTCGCTCACCGGAGGCGGCAGGCGGTTATCGAATTCACTTTGTGCGAGCGCGGTTGCGTTCATGGTTGCCTCCAGAGTGGCGGTAGATCAGGAGTCTGCTGCGATATCGGCGAGGATTTGCGCCTTGCGCTTCTCGAAGCGAGCGCTCCAAGTTGGTCTGCCATCTAAGTGCCAGATGGTCGCGCCGCGCTTGCGGAGCTTCCGAGCTCGAGCTGGAGAAATTCGATTCCCCCATTTTTCGGTGCGGTAAATGGCTTCCCAGTACTCGACCGTCTCGCGCTTGTCGTACTTGTAGTACCGGCTGCTGGGCTTGTTTTTCGAGAGCCATTCGTTCACCAGCGATACGTCAACTGTGGCCGAGCTGAAGACGTAGCAGCGCACAAGAGACTCAAGGGTACCGACGCCGATCTGCGCGGTTGGCACGCCAACATCGGCACCGCACGACCAGACCTGACCCCTGCATTCCAGCGTTGACCCATCCGTGAGCTGGATCGTGAATTCCCGCCCGGCGAAGGCGTCGCGCGACCCCGGCACAATTTGGAGGAAGTCGTAAAAGCCGCCGTCGTTCGATACCAAAAGGTTTCCGGTGCGCTCGTAAACGCAGCGGGGTAATTCGTCGAGCAGCAGAAACGTCTGCCCCTGCTTCGTCCTGATCACATCAATGATCTTCGGCATTACGGAAACCTCTTTGGTTGATCCAACAAAACTCGGATGCACTCATCCGCTCCGCTGGTTGCCGTTGGGCGCGGAGGGGAGTGCATTCGGGTGGTGTCGGGGAGGGTGGGGCAGATGGCCGGAGCTGATCCCGGCATTACTATTAGCGGTCTTAGTGACACCGGAGTTTCACCGGGGCGAAGGTTTCAGCCGCTTATTCTTGGACTCGCCGTGGCCATCTGGGCGCTTACTCACTCTACCGGCCACGATTCCCGCGATCCCTCAGGTCTTACACTTGCCCGTCAGCCCGGGCATTCATCTGCTTGTTGCGGTGATGCAGGTGGGCGGTTATAGGCCGCAATTTCGTCCGCATCGGGGTGTGATCTACGCGAGGTCGTCACCTCTGGCTTCGCCTGCCGCCGCGCTTTGTCGACGGTGCTCAGTGGCTGGTCTGATTACGAGTCAGGTGCCTTGCTCCGCTGTAGATCACACCCCGATGCGCTCTCATAGAGAGGATCGGGCAGTTAACGACAGGCTGTCGTGGCGCTGGTCGTCACGCGTCGTAAGGCGGCTTCTCGCCGATGCGCTTCAACTTTTCTTGCTGGAACGCCTCCGCGATATCGAAGGCCTTGCTTGGGATGAGTTCTGGTGACACACCGCCGAAGGACACAAGTCCAATCATTGCTGCAAGTGCGTAGCTTTCGATTTCTTCATGTTCATTGCGCGTCATCGTGATTCTCCGGTTGTTTTCCCAATGCACCCGTCACCAGGTGCATCAGTGAAACTTTCCTGCCGTGACCCGCTGCTGGCGGCCGTCACTGTCTTGATCATCTGGCTGTCGGTACGGGATTACTCGCCATCCCGGGAGGCGCATTTAAGTCACTGCTTCGCACTGTGCCGATAAAGCGCCTCATCTTGGCTCCGGCAGGGAGTGCTCACAGCGCAGGTCGGTGACTGCTGAATCCAGATGCATCAGCAGGTCGACATGGTCCGGTAACCAGAGCCGGGCGTGGTTCAGTTCCAGAGCTGACATGGGGATCGAAATTTATGGTTCGCGTTGTTCGCCATTTCCAGCGATGCCTCAAGGGCTGCCCGTTTCCGGGGATCGATCCGCGAATGGTTTGGGTTGTTAAAGAGCGGCGGGTCTGTTGAGGCCCTGACCAACTCTGCTTGTGTTTCCAATGCAAGTCGGCTTGCATTAATAAAAGCATGCTTGTGATTTGAATGCAAGCACGCTTGTGTTTATTTTTCGTACTGTATGGATGAACAGTATTTGATGGGAGGGTGTTTTGATGGCGAAGCAGGGGAAGAAATCGGAAGCTGGACAGAAGCCTATGTCGGGGATGGAGCGCCTGAGTTTGCGCGTCTCATCGATGATTAATCACCCGATAGCGCAGCTCGACCGTTCAGTAACGATCCATCGCCTGGATACGGACGGGCAGAGGGAGTGGGATGAACTACTGACGATCCTGTCTGACACTGACGGTATCGACATGACCATCAATGACGAAGATGAGTCGATTACTCTGGAGTGGGAGGCGGCCAGTGATGAGGATCGCGCAGTTGTGGCGGATGACGTGGAGCTGGCGGAGCCGCCACCGCCGTTCTGATGGGCACAAAAAAGCCCGCTCAGTAGCGGGCTTTTGATTGGTTCAGACTAAAACAACGGCATCAGCATGCCGTTTGGGCTGCGCGATAGCCCCTTTACCAGAACGCCGTTTTGGAACAGGAATTGATAGCCCTTGTTCCCGGTGTAACCGCCGTAGCTGTTCTTGGCGTTGACGTTGACTGATATGAGATATCCGGCGGAGAGACCTTTGCCTTCGAAAGCACTTCCGACAACGTATCCCTTCTCGACTTGCGAGAACTGATACTGGGCGGAGTAGGGGTCCTTCAGGGTTCCATTGAAATACTGCTTGATGCGTTCTTCGGCCTGCTGTTGTCCTACAGGGGTTCCGTAGTCGGCGCGGGCAATGTCTTGCGGAGTAGGGCCTGAAGCGCATCCTGCCATGAAGGCCAAAATGACGATTACGAGCAGCCGCTGGATCTGTGTGAGCATGGTTTCCCTCCCAATAGAAGCGCAGAGAATATCACGGTGGCTCCTAGCCATCACGCCTTCTTGGCGTTCCAGATCAGCAGAACCTTCGCATGAACGGCCACGTCTTCAATCCGAGCCTGCTGGTCTTTGTGCTTATCGTTATCTGAGATAAGCCAGAAATGGTCTTCGTCGCACATCTGTAGCCGCTTGATGTAAAGCAGCCCATGCCAGGTGATGACGTATATGCCGTCACCAACAAACTCGTTGATGCCACGATCCACAATCACTGGATCTTTGTCGTTAATCGTGCCTTCCATGCTCTGGCCCCAGCCAGTGATAACAGCCAGGGCGTTGCGCGCGGTGTAGGTCACACCCTTCTCGCGAAGAACATCCTCTCGCACGATCAGATTACGGATCGTTTCGTTGTAGTCCGGCGGCACCTGGCCGTGCCCCATAGCCGCCCGAATATCGTACTGGGGTATCAGCACTTCATCTGGGCGAGCGCGCAGGCCCGAGAAGTCAGCCGGGATAACGTTGCCTGACTTCACCTCAGTCGCTGTTTCCTCAACCGCTTCGGCGATCCTCTGCCGGGCGTCTTCCGAAAGATTTTTCCCGTGCTTCGCCAGCATCTGCTGAACGAGATCAGCCGCCGACTTGGTCGGCTCTGAAGCCTTGCCGGCGATTGATCGGCGAGGGGGCTCTCCTTTGCCTGATAGCAGCCAATCAACCGTGGTGTCATAGCCTTCGGCGATGGCGCTCAAGTTGTCGTTCTTGATGTTTCCGGTGTCACCAGCAAACCACTGGCGCACAGCCTCGTAGCTGACCCCGCAAGTGGTCGCTATGTCGCGCTTGAACCCGCGCGCGCCTACTTCGGGCTTGCGCGCAAGGACGAGCTTCGTAATTCGATCAGTAATTTTCATGCGAGCAATCTACAAGAGAGCTTGTCAAGCATGCTTGCCTTGCAAACACAAGCATGCTTGAATATGGATAAGCAAAAGGAGGTCGGCATGACCAAATCACAAGCAATCAAGCATTTCGGCTCCGTCTCGGCGCTGGCAAAAGCACTGCGCGTTACCTACGAGGCAGTCCGCCAGTGGGACGACGTGCCTGAGCTGCGCCAGTACCAGATCGAGCGACTCACCATGGGTGCGCTGAAAGCTGAGCAGAAATCCCAAGCTGCGTAGATCTGCCGACACCCAAACCACCAGTTTTCTCTTCAATAGCCAGGAGCATCGAAGCATGTACATGGACCCCAATCAAAAGCGCGCCATCCCGGTGAAGGTTCGATTCGAACCGGTGCTTGATCGGATTCTGCGTAAAGCCGCGACCAAAACCCGTATGCAGCATGCCACCTACCTCTACGAAATCATCGAGTGGGCAGTGGCCAATGGCGTGATCGAGGAACTCATGCAGGACAAACAAGAAGATATCGCGGGCTGAAGCCCCTTTGGAGGGCCAAATGACCGTAGAGCTTGAAAGGCTGCCTCCGCGTACTCGACAGCGAGTGGAGGAACTGATGCGCGTAAACGGCTGGAGCTTCAGCCGTGCGATCAACGAAATGACGGAAACCGCCATCGCGAGTGGGGCGCTTTCCGAGGTGGGGAGGAAGAAGGCGCCAGTCCTTCAACTGGTGACCCCAATGAGGGCCTCTGGCAGGGGCTCTTCGGGGTAATCCAGAGGGCCTCTGCCAAATTCGGGACGAAAAAAAGCCGGGATTGCAGCCCGGCTCTCTTAAAACGCGTTGTGGAGCAAATCATGCACCAATCAATCCAAACGATCAATACCCCGGCCAGTGTCGCGACACAATTTGGCAACGGTGAAAACGTGTCGCGTACCACTATGTCTTCTCGCGAGATCGCGGAATTGACCGGCAAGCGTCACCCAGACGTCAAGCGGGACATCCAGGCCATGGCCTCCGAGCTTGGAGAAGATGTGAGCGATTTTGCTCGCATCTATTTGGACAGCATGAATCGTGAGCAGACCGAATACCTGCTCGATAAAGAGCTGACCGAGACGCTGTTGACTGGCTACAGCGCCAAGATGAGAAGGGCTGTCGTCCGCCGTTGGACGGAACTGGAAGAGCTGGTCCGCCCAAAAGTTCTTGCAACCCTTCCTGACTTCTCCAATCCAGCGGCGGCAGCTCGCGCGTGGGCTGAGCAATTCGAGCTTCAGCAGGCTGCCAATCAGGCCCTGATTGAGGCCGCGCCGAAGATTGCCTTCGTTGAGCGCTACGTGGAATCAACTGGGCTGAAGGGTTTTCGCCAGGTGGCGAAGCTGCTCAAGGCCAACGAATCGCGCTTTCGCGAGTTCCTGCTCGACAAAAAGATCATGTATCGCATGGGCGGCGAGTGGCAGGCGTATCAGCCTCACATCGACGCTGGCCGGTTTGAAGTCAAAGCCGGCACCAGCGACAGCGGCCACGCCTACAACCAATCCAAATTCACCCCCAAGGGCGTCAACTGGATTGCCGGTCTCTGGGCTCAGCACAATCTCAAGGGGGTCGAATGATGGCCGCGCTTCCGTACATGCAGTTCTACGTCGCCGACTACTTGGCCGACACCACGCACCTGACTGCGGAAGAGCATGGGGCGTACATGCTCCTTCTGTTCAGCTACTGGCAGACAGGCAAGCCTTTGCGCATCGATCGCCTCGCAACCGTCGCACGGATTCCCAACGAACGTTGGCCGTCCGTTGCCGATACGTTGAGCGAGTTCTTCCACGTCACGGAAACGCACTGGGTTCAGTTCCGCGTCGAAGCAGATCTTGAGGCCGTAAACAGCAAAGTCGTCACTGCCTCCAACGCGGGTAAGGCGTCCGCGCGGGCAAAGGCCCTCAAAAAGCAACAAGAACTCAACGACCGTTCAACGAACGTTGACGATCCGTTGCAACGGAATGGCAACCATAAAGATACAGATACAGATAAGAACAAAACCAACACTCCACCGATGGTGGATGACCTCTTCCCGAAGTTCTGGAAGATGTACCCGAACAAGAAGGGTAAGGCCGCAGCTGAAAAAGCCTGGAAGAAGCTCAAGGTCACTGCTGACCTATTCGGCCAGATTGCCGAAGGCCTTGCCGCCCAGGTCGTTTGCGAGGCATGGGTCAAGGACGGCGGTCAGTTCATTCCCCACCCAGCGACATGGCTGAACGGCAAGCGCTGGGAGGACGAAGTGAAAGTCGCCAGCAATGTGCACCCGTTCCCGCAATCCCGTCACACCGGCTTCGCTGATCGCGATTACACCTCCGGCCTGAAGATGCGGGAGGACGGCAGCTATGCGCTCTGAACAAGTCCAATCCACTCCGGAACTGCCGCCGGGTACTCGCATCCAGCCAGCCGAGTGCGAAACCCACGGTGCCTACGAGCGGAAGGTCTATGCCGTGCTGGGCCGGGAGCTGAAGAGCAACTGCCCGGAGTGCACTCGTATCTCCCGCGAGAAGTCCGAAGCCGCTGAGCAGGCCAACAAGGCCATGGAGCTGCGCATGTCCCTCGCTCGCAAGCTCGGCGATGCGCTGATCCCGAAACGCTTTACCACCCGCACCCTGGGCAACTACCAGGCCGAGAACGACGGCCAGCGCAAAGCCCTCCGGTTCTGCCAGCACTACGTCCAGATCTTTGACGAGATCCTGAAGACCGGTCGCTGCATGGTGCTGATCGGCAAGCCCGGTACCGGGAAGACGCACCTCGGCGCCGGCATGGCCAACGAGCTGCTGCACCACACGTCTCGCACGGCCGTGTACCGCACTGTCGGCGCGATCCTGCAGGCGATCCGCTCCACGTACGACAAGCACAGCGAACGGAGCGAGGCCGAGATTCTGTCGAGCCTGATCGACCCCGATCTGCTGGTGCTGGACGAGGTTGGCGTGAGCAAGGAGCAGCCGAGCGACTTCGAGCTGACGACCCTGTTCGCAATCATCAACGGCCGGTACGAGCAGGAGCGCCCCACGGTGGTGATCTCCAACCTCGAAGCCAGCCAGTTGCCGGCCGCAATGGGTGACCGCTGCGTCGACCGCTTGCGCGAGGGCGGAATGATCGTGGTCCCGTTCGATTGGGAATCTCAGCGCGGCAAGGAAGGGTTCTGACATGACCATCGACAAACAAAAACTCCAGAAGCTGCTGTGGGCCGAGGCTGCGTCATTCCGTGCCGACTGCGCGGACTGGAAGCGCAACACCGAGGCGCTGCAGGAATTTCTCGGGGAGAAGACCGTGGAGGAGGTGGCGTTGGAGCTGCTGGCGGAAAACGAGCGGCTTGCCACGCAGGTTCGCCTTGCTGGGGTTTCCGCCGAGGTGACAGTACATCAAGAGGTTGGGCGAGCCATCACCGAAACCCTGGCTTTGACCATCGAGCGCGACCGGCTCAAGGCCGAGAACGAGGTGCTGCGTTCTATTGCGGAAAAACATCAGATTCGCCTCGAAACGGTTCGCTGTTTGCTTGGCGCCTCAGTGCCCAGCGACAGCGAGCTCGACATCGCTATCTGCGCCGCCATGCGTGTCGGAGGGCAGCCATGAACCCTGAATACACAATCCGCGACCGAAGCGATATCAACCGCCTTGCCGGTGCCCTGCACGCTATCGATCTGACCAAGCCGAAGGTGGTGGTGATCCGCGACGAAAAACGCCCGGACATCTGCAATCGCAAGATGTGGGCAATGCTCAAGGACGTATCCGAGCAGGTGATCTGGCACGGCAAGAAACTCACCAGTGAAGACTGGAAGTGCCTTTTCAGTGCCTCGCTGGAGAAGCAGCGCGCAGAGCCTGGCCTCGACGGTGGCTTCGTCGTGATGGCCGTATCGACCCGTAAGCAGTCGCAGAAGTGGTTCAGCGATCTGTTCGAGCTGATGCATGCCTTCGGCGCCGAGCATGACGTGCGCTGGACCGAGCAGGACAAGTGGGGAGGGCGGTACTGATGCGAGAGGACAAAACCTTCGCCATTGCCGACGCCAAGTGCATCACCACCTGGTATCTGAAGGGCACCGCGATCATCAAAACTGCCGAGGACACCCCGCCTGAATGCGGTGACACGTTCCGCCTCGGCTTCAAGGACTACACAGTGGTCGCGGTGTGCGGCGATTACAGCTATCGGTCTGCTTGCGCGACGATTGTTCCCAAGGAGGCCGAGCCATGCGCGTAGCCCTCAAGGAACAGAAGGCCCCGAAGCCGAAGAAATGCAAGAACCCAGCGTGCGGCATCAGCTTCCCGCCGCAGCGCTTGGGCCAGGCGGTGTGCAGTCCGAAATGTGCGCTTGCCATGGCGCCGGCGAACAGCGAGAGAGCCAGTAAGGCGATCGCCCAGCTCGGTCGCCGCGAGATCAAGGTCCGCAAAGAGGCGCTGAAAAGTCGCGGCGATCACCTCAAGGATGCCGAGAAGGCGGTACGCGACTACCGGCGCACCTATGAGCTGAGCATCGGCAGCGGCTGCATCAGTTGCGGCGAGTCGCAGGAGTCGATTCTGGCCGCTCAGGGCTGGAAGACTGGCGGCGCGTTCGACGCCGGCCACTTTCTCGGCAAAGGCGCCCGGCCGGAGTTACGGCTGGTGCCGAGCAATATCTGGTTGCAGTGCAAAAGCTGCAATGCCGGCTCGTCCAAGTACGCCCACAAGGGAGCGACGGTTTCTCAAGCGTTCCGCGCTGGGCTGATCGCCCGCATCGGCTTGGATGCGGTCGAGGCGCTTGAAGCTGATCACGAACCGCGAAAGCACACCGTAGACGAACTCAAGGCGATCACCGCTGAATACCGGGCCAAGACCCGAGAACTGAAAAAGGGGCAGGCAGCATGAAAATTAACTCAGCGCGCCAGGCTTGGCATGACTGCAAATACAACCCGGCCCCCGGCCAGACCTCCGACGTCGTCCAGCTCGGCGTTGTAGTGCAGAACACTGAGCGTGGGCCAACGGCAAATCATGCTGTGCACGGCGCACTTGCTGGGCACATCCAATCAGCAATCGAGCGCCTACATCCGCAGATCCGCGTCTTCGGTGATTTCATGTACGCAGCCGAGCAGAGCGACGATATCCGCGAGGCGGCGGAAGAGGTTGTTTTCGTGCTGGTGCAAACTCGATCGCCGCGCATGACGGCCGCGAAGCGGGAGAAGTTGGAATATGTGGTGAAGGGGATCATGCGCCGGTACCGGTACATGCACCAAGGCGGCCAATCGTCAAACGAGGACCCGCTGGCCAACGCCGAGAAGTTCCGGGCGTGGATGTGGCAGGTGTACGAGGTGCGGCTGGAATCGTGCAACTGGGAGCGGGATTGGGGCGGTGTAATCCAGCTGATTTTCGAGTGCTGCGAGGATTTGGATCGCCGCGCTTTGAGCCCGGTTGCCGCCGTGATTTACGAAATGCGCGAGGCCGCTTGAGGGCCTATTGCGTTCCCGTGCGGCTCATGGCATGATTTCGCCACTGTTAGAGTTTTGCCTCCGGCAACTTACTCAATGATCCACGAAACCCGGCCATTGCGCCGGGTTTTTCCGTTTCAGGTAATCGCTGCATGTATCATCTCGGCTCCAACCAAAAGGAGCTTGATATGACAACGTATACTCTGAGCCATGTCTCGATCGAGTCCATCAAGGACGATGTTGAGCAGTTGAGCGGTAATAGCTACTTGTGGCGGGTTGAGTGCGAGGGGGAAGTGATCGCCTATTGCATCGAGAAGGCGTTCGCGGATCGGATAACCGACCTGCCATATATTCGCGCTGTGCGTCCAACAGGGACCCTGTTTGCCTTCCCGTCGACTGATGCGCCAGTGGCTATCTGCGTGGGGGCTATCAACGAGTTGCTCAGGCAGTCGAAATAATCAGCATTAACGAATTTACAAGCCCGGCCACCGCGCCGGGTTTTTATTGCCTGAAATTCACCTGCAGCCAGGGCAGCCTTCGGGAAGGCCTGGACGTCGATAGCCGGATAGTGCGACGTACGGAATCAACACCGGCAGCCCGTGCACCCTGACCTCACATGCTTTCAGGGTGGCGCGAGACAGGAACAGCGAGATCGATGCAAAGGGGCGTCGACGCTGGGATGGTCTTTGGCCGACAGCTCGGAAAGACTAGCGCACCTATTCAGGGCCTCTGCATTCGCAGGGGCTTTTTTATGCCCGGCAGAAACGAAAAAGCCCCGACAGATTCGGGGCCTTTCGTTTCATCGCGGGAAAAGAGAGGGCGACTCCAGAGGGTGATGCAACACCCAAGGGAGACGCCAGATCGCAGAACCAGCCTGCAAGCCAGCCAAGGCCCTCACTGCTCGCGCGAGCGGGGCGGAGCCTAGCAGAAAACGACAAGGCTTTGCAGATGCTTAAAGATTGCAGATGTGGAAAGTGCAACAGACTTCTCGCCCGCGTGGGTGAGTTTACCGAGCTCCAGATCAAATGCTCCCGATGCGGGACTTTGAATCATGAGAAGGCCACGAGCCTCGAGCGATCGCCTTTGAGCGACATGAAAGCGGAATCCTCCGCGAACATTCATTCGACTCAATAGGTACTCATATGGCTATTCCAGCACGCATTCCGTTCGCACAGAACGGTACCTCTACTTTGCTGCCGAAACATGAGATGACTTGGAATCAGTATTTGGATTCGCCCAACAAGCGCTTCCGATTGATTCTCCAGGCTGACTCGAACCTGGTCCTCTACGATGGTCAGACTGCAGTTTGGTCTGCGCAAGACGGACAGCCCTACATCACGTACGGTAACAAGGTCTACGAAAATACCCCGACCTCCTTCTATATTCTGTACTACGCAATCTTGAAAGATCGCGAGCACGTTCGCACTTGGTCGACCTTCAATAGTACTCCGCCGAATCGCGATGAAACTGCTGCTTCCGAGCGCACTTATCTGCGCGTGCAAAATGACGGCAATATCGTCATTACAGACTCCATCTCGATCTGGAGCAGTAATCCGGCGATTCCTCAGTCACCTGGCGCCGAAGACTCGATCATCATTGCTCCTGGCACTACTCTGGAGCGCGACAAAAAGTATGTGTCCGGTGGCACGACTTTCATCTTCCAAACCGATGGGAATCTAGTGATCTCTAATGGTCCGCTGGGTGTGTTGTGGGCCAGTTGGACTCAGAACAAGGGTGCCGAAAGGGCGGTTATGCAAACCGATGGCAACCTGGTTATTTACGGAGCAAATTACTCAGTGCTTTGGCACAGTGGTACTGGCGGTAATCCAGGGGCAATTCTGCGCGTTCAAGCGAATGGTAACTTGTCCATCGTGCAAGAAAAGCCGGTCTGGGCACGCTTCGGCTACACCCCTACGCTGGTACCGAAAAATGTGTTCTACCCAGATCACACGACTGGGCCACTGCCGACCTTCAAGGATTTCATCTGGACGTTCTGATGTTGGCACGACGCCGGAACTAAAGGGCGTCGAGAGATCCTTCATTTGCTAAACCGCGCGGGTTCGCCCGCGCATCTATTCGAGGCTTCTGCAATCGCGGGAGCTTTTTCATTTTCGGCTCCCCACACCCATTGCCCCGAGCTGGGAGTGCAGCGGACGCCGGATTTATCAATCTCCCCAAGGGGGAGGCAACCCGGATGCCAAACATGCCTGACAAGCCAGACACATGGGCCAAGCTCTGGCTGGCGTTGAGCAATCCGCTAATGGCGGGCGTCATCATGGCCATCACCGTTTGCTTGCTTCGCGTCATCTACGACGGAAAAGAAACCAGCTTGCGCCGGATCATTTTCGAGGCGCTGATTTGCGGATCGCTGAGTCTGGTCGCGTCCAGCGTTATTGAGTGGATGGCCTGGCCTTCAAGCCTATCGATCGCCGCCGGAGGGACTATTGGGTTCCTCGGTGTGACCGCCATTCGCGAACTGGTGACCCGATTCCTCGGTCGCAAGGCGGATGCCGCATGAAGACCTTCGCTGCAGCAATCATCATCGCCCTGGTCGGCCTGCTCCTCATTGGGATTCAGCAGTCGCGCGTTGTCGCCCTTCGCGGAGAGGTGGCATTCGAGGCCAGCGAGAAGAAGAAGGCGGTCGACGCCAACCTCGAAAGCCAGGCCACGATCACCACCCTGCGCGCCGAAGCCCAGCGCAACGTCGATTACCAGAAAGACCTGAACAAGCGTTTACAGGCCAGCCAAGCCAAAGCCAGAAAGGCGGAGAAGAACTTTGAAGAACTCAAGCGCAACAGCAAGCCTGTTCGTGATTGGGCTGCTCAGCCTCTGCCTGACGGCCTGCGCGGGAAAGCCGCCACTGGTAACAAAGACAGCGGCGGTAAGAGTCGAACCCCCTGAGCTGGTGCCCTGCGAGCGGGTAGCTGATGAAGACCTCGCCGATAACGGCCAGCTGTGGGAACTGAAGAACCAAGCCATCAACCTGCTCGACACCTGCGCAGATCAGGTGGACGCGCAGATCAAGCGCAGTCAGAGCAAGTAGGTCGCGACACGTTTCGCGAGAGTGCAAATTGTGTCGCGACAAATCTGGGTGTAGCAGGGCTACGGAATGTCCCGATCAAGGTTCAGTCGAATCGATCGGGAGCCCGGTGCGAGCCTCCCGGTGCTTGTGATCCAAGTCGATGAATTCGTCCGATGCTTGATTCTCAAGCTGAAGCTGGGCATATCTTTCGGACTCTTGTCGGTTGAGACCGACGAATACCTCTTTGCCCTCCAAGTCAGTCGATAGCGATCCATTGATTCTGAGAAGGGTGCGGTTACAGGTTTCGTCAAGGCTTAGCTGGTTCCTGGTGGCAAGCGCCAAAGCCGCCTCAGCTGCCGACCGCTCACCGTAAACTTGCATATTGGTAGGACTTCCTTGATCGCGCAGATCAATAACGCGATAGGTTGTATTTCCAGCCTGGGCGTTTATGAATTCCATCAACTTGAAGCGCTCATCCATACCGGTACTCCTTTTTAGGTGGCATCCACAAATACCGGCATCCAGTCATCAATACAAGCTCGGGGTGATGCGTGAGTAGACCGATGCCACCGGAGTCAATGCTCGACATGTCCGAGCTTTCCAGCTTCGGTATCCGCCTGATCCCAGCGCCAGAAGTGTGGGAGTGGCTCCAAGCAGAAATCCTCGCCGGCACCGGAAGCATCCACAACGAAGACCACGCCCATCTGATCGATGCGGACGTGAGAGTCATGTGGGCGTCTGCTGCCTTCACGAAGAAAGGGCGCACCGTGGTGGGCCAGGCCGAGCAGGTAGCGTTCCGCGCCGGTGGTTGGCAGAAGGCTCGGATGGAACAGCAGATGCTGGATTGGTTCGGCGACGTGCCGGCCTACATCATCACCCTGGCTGCCGAGTACTGCGCTCAATGCTCTGATGCTGACTTCTGCGCACTGGTGGAGCATGAGCTTTACCACATCGCCCAGGCCAAGGATCAGTACGGCGCACCCAAGTTCACCCAGGAAGGATTGCCCAAGCTTGAGATGCGCGGACACGACGTTGAAGAGTTCGTCGGCGTGGTGCGTCGCTATGGGGCGAGCCCTCAAGTGCAAGAACTGGTGGACGCTGCAAACAATCCTGCTGAGGTGGGGAAATTGAACATTTCGAGGGCCTGCGGAACCTGTCTGAGAGCCGCCAGCTAAATCAACGCACCTAAGGTCGATTTTCAGGCCAGTATTTCTCGAGCATCCAGAAAGGTTTTGCGTCATTGAGAGTTTTTAGGGTGTCGATGAGCGCGTAATACTCAGGTTCTTTCAGCGTTGTCCAAGTAGCGCCTCTCCACATCTTTTTGATTGCGGCATCCTTGACGTCTTTTCTTCTTGCAAGCTCTTTGAGCAAAAAACTATCAATGGGAGGGTGCGCCACATCGGCAAGCGCAGACATATGCCCGGGGCCATTCACAATCATTGACTTGATATAGATAGCGATCAGCTTGGCAATTCGACCGTAATCGATGTTTACCTTCTGATCTGTAAGGCTTTTCTCAGCAGACTTGCACCATTTCATGTGGAGCTTTTTAAAACTTTCCTCGGTGACTGCTGCGTGTTTTGTCTCTGCCTTCAGGAAGTCCTTTACCCCACTGTCAACAAGCGCTTTCGAAAGTGCCGATGAGGTAGCGCCTTTCGCTCCTCGGCTAGCCGCGCGTGAAGCTGCCCACGCAGAAAATCGGTGGCGGTGCTCAAAGTGGTCGTAAGACATTCCTATACCCTAGCTATACGGATTCACATTTATGGCAACGCTGACAGATGGCGTCAAACGCTACATAGTTCAAGCGTTGGCTTGTTTTGACACCCCGACACAGGTGGCCGAGGCGGTTAAAGAAGAATTTGGCCTTCAGGTACATCGCTCCCAAGTCGCCCAATATGACCCTACCAAAATCGCAGGAAGCAATCTTGCGACCAAGTGGCGTGTACTTTTTCAAGATACTCGAACCCGATTCCGAGAGGAAACCGCCGAGATCCCGATCGCCAACCGAGCGTATCGACTTCGCACGCTGGGACGCATGGCTGAGAAGGCCGAGCACATGAAGAACATGGCGCTGACTGCCCAGTTGCTGGAGCAGGCAGCCAAAGAAGTGGGCGACGTTTACGTGAATCGTCGCCTCGAACCTGAAAAACCTCTGGGCTCCCAAGCGGACCAGCAGCACGCCGTTGCTGAGTACACCCTGGAGCCTGATGAGAATGTCCCCGCTACCCCGTACCTATGACCCGCCGGTAAAGCTGACGCCGAAGCAGGCGAACATTTACTGCTGGGGCTTCCAGCCTCAGGCGCGCTTCCGCGATGCGGTGTGTGGTCGCCGGTTCGGCAAGACGTTCTTAGGCAAAGCTGAGATGCGCCGAGCTGCTCGGCTGGCAGCTGAGTGGGGCGTGAGCGTCGAGGACGAGATCTGGTACGGCGCGCCGACCTTCAAGCAGGCCAAGCGCGTGTTCTGGCGTCGGCTGAAGCAGGCAATCCCTGAAGCGTGGCGTGCACACCGTCCGAACGAAACGGAATGCTCGATCACGCTCAAGTCTGGCCACGTCATGCGCGTGGTAGGGCTCGACAACTACGACAACTTGCGCGGCTCCGGTCTGTTCTTCGTCCTGGTGGATGAATGGGCTGACTGTCCATGGGAGGCTTGGGAAGAGGTTTTGCGGCCGATGCTTTCGACCTGCCAATACTCGATACCGGGCATCGGCATGCGGAAGGGTGGTCACGCGCTACGCATCGGCACGCCCAAGGGATTCAATCACTGCTACGACACGTTTCAAGACGGCCGGCCGGGGCATGAGCCTGATCACAAGAGCTGGCTCTACACCTCGCTCGATGGCGGCAACGTTCCGGCTGAAGAGCTGGATGCGGCGCGCCGCAAGATGGACCCTCGCACCTTTCGGCAGGAATACGAGGCCAGCTTTGAGAATTACGCAGGTGTTGTCTACTACACGTTCAATCGTGAGGCGAACCGCACCAGCGAAACCATCAAGCGCGGCGAGGCCTTGCACATCGGCATGGACTTCAACGTCATGAAGATGGCGGCAGTCGTGCACGTCATTCGCGATGACCTGCCACTGGCGCTCAGCGAGTTTTCAGATGTGCGGGACACGCCTGAGATGATCGAGAAGATCAAGCTCCGCTTTCCTGACCACAGCATTGCGATCTACCCGGACGCCAGCGGCCAGAACACAAGCAGCAAGAGCGCAAGCGAATCTGATCTGTCACTGCTGAAAAAGGCGGGATTTACCGTAGTGGTGGATTCGACCAACCCCGCTGTGAAGGATCGGGTCAACGCCATGTGCGCGATGTTCGCCAATACCTACGGCGAGCATCGATATCTGGTCAACGTCGACCAGTGTCCGAAATACACGCAGTGCCTGGAGCGCCAGATTTACACGGACAAGGGCGAGCCCGATAAGAAGGCCGGCTACGACCACCTGGTGGATGCCCCTGGCTACTTCATTGCCAAGCGGTACCCGATCAAAACACGCACAGGCGGAACACGCCGAATTGGAGGCTTGGCCTGATGCCAGTGCAATCGACAAACCCTGACTACGACGCGCACATCGCCGAGTGGGAAATGATGGACGATGCGCTCGAGGGTGAGTGCGCCGTCAAGCGTAAGGAGCGCAACCTGCCCAAGCCGAGCGGCATGGTCGAAGCTGAGAAGCTCGACACCGCCGGGAACAAGTACCTCTACGAGAATTACACGAACCGGGCTCAGTACGAACACTGGGTGCGCGATTCGCTTCGTTCGATGATGGGGCTGGTTTCCCGGCTGATTCCGGAGATTGAGCTGCCCACCGGCCTGAAGGGGATAGAGGACAATGCCACGTCTGACGGCTTCGGCCTGAAGCAACTGTTCTTCCGCATGGTGCGCCAGGCTATTTCACACGGCCGCGTCCCGCTGGTGGTGAACATCGACGATAGCGGCGAGCCGTATTTTTCGACGTACGCCACGCGCAACGCGATCAACTGGGACACGGCTGATCAAGGCGGTCGCCAAGACCTGGTCCTTTCGGTGTTCCGGGAGTTCCGCAAGAAGGGCGGTGATCGCTACAGCCATGACTGCGACACGGTGTTCCGTGAGTTCTTCATGCAAGGCGAGACCTGTTACACCGCTGTACGGAACGAAGGTGGCGAGATCGTCGAGGAGGAGAAGCCACTGGGCTCCACTGGCACCGACAACCGACTGGTCAAAGGCCTTTCCTACTTGCCGGTGATCTATTGCGGCTCGACCGACAACTCGCCGGAAGTGGACGAGGTGCCGTTGCTCACAATGGCGCGCGCCGCGCTGAAGTCCTATCAACTGAGCGCTGACTACTTCACTGCGCTACACCAGACCAGCCATCCGCAACCATGGGTGTCTGGTCTTGATGATTCTGTAGAGCTGAGCGTGACCGGACCATCTGCAGCATGGGACCTCGGTCCATCCGGTCAATGTGGCTATCTAGAGTTCCAGGGTGCCGGGATTGAAGCCGTCCGCAAGGCAATGGATGACCAGAAGAACGCCGCGCTTGAAGCCGGCGCCAAGGTTATGGACATCGGCGGCACAGAATCGGGCGAGGCGCGCAAAACACGTCAGAACGACCAGCACGCCACCTTGCACAGCATTGTCGTCACGGTGGCCGAGGCAGTGGAGCAGGGGTTGCGGTACGCGGCTGAGTGGAAGGGTTACGACCCCAAGCAAGTCAAGTTCAAGGTGAGCCCTGAGTTTGTGACACCAGTGGTCGATGCCCAGGTGCTTGCTGAGCTGCTCAAGGGCGTGATGGCTGGCACGATCAGCGCCGACACATACTGGCAGTACCTCACCACCGGCAAGTTGCCGGATCGCCCATACGAAGACGAAGCCGACCTGATCAGCGATGAGCGCGAGTCGGCTGGCATCAACCTGGATAAAGACGATGCTATCGACAAACCTGGCGCAGGCGGACAGCCAACTGCTGAGCAGACGACGCGCCACTCGGTGATGCTGGAGCGGCTTAAGGCCGGCGAGGTCAAGAAGTTCGAGAAGTACCTTCGCCAGATCGACACGCTTGTGCGGGTGCAGTTGACCCGCAAGGAGCTGACCACCTACAGCCGGGACCGCCTTGAGCAGTTCCTGGCTCGTGTGGACGGTAAGCTGCTGGAGATCTACAAGGCCTACGGCGACCTGGTGCAGGCCGATCTGGTCGATATCGCGCTGTACGAGTCGACCTTTGAGGCCAACAGCCTGAGCAATGCGCTGTCCATCGATGCAGTGGTGCCGAGCAATACAGTGATCCGCGCGGCGGTGTTTTCCTATCCGCTGCAGGTGAAAGGCATCGACGGCGGCAAGCTGCTGAAGAGTTTCGTCAATGGCTGGACGCGCACGGAGACGATGCGCGTGACGAACACCATCAGGCTCGGCTTCGGCCAGGGCCAGACGAACGCCCAGATCATTCAGGCGATTCGCGGTACTGCGGCGCAAAACTTCACGGACGGCATTCTTGCGGTGAGCAATCGCAACGCCGCCTCTGTGGTGCAGACTGCGATCCAGCATGTGGCCACCACGGCGCGGATGGAAACGCTGAAAGCCAACAGCGACGTGGTGCTGGGCTATCGCTGGGTGTCGACACTCGACCGCAAGACCTCGCAGCAGTGCAAGGGGCTGGATGGCATGCGTTTCGACTTGGGCAAAGGGCCGCTGCCGCCGGCGCACATTAACTGCCGGTCAACCACGGTGCCGACAACCCGCCTTTCCGAGATGTTCGCCAAGGACGCGACGCGCGCTGCGGTAGGCGAAAACGGCGGAGCACAGGTCGATGCCAGCCTGAACTATTACGAATGGCTGGCTACTCAGCCGGCGAGCTTTCAGGACCATGCGCTTGGCCCTGTGCGAGCCAAGTTGTTTCGCGATGGCGGTCTGACTTCGGAGAAGTTTGCCAAGCTGCAGCTCGACAAGTCGTTCAAGCCGCTGACGCTGGCGCAACTGAAGGCCGCTGAGCCTGACATGTTCATCCGCGCAGGCGTTACACTCGGCGCTCCACCGGGTTGAGAAAGCCGATGCAGATCATTGTTGAAGACGGAAAGGGCAGGCCGGACGCCAACAGCTTCGTGCCGCTGGAGAAGTTGACCTTCTACCGCGACTACTATGGGTTCCGGATACCTGAAGCAGAGGCCGAGCAGGTCGAACTGCTGCTGCGCGCTGCGACCGACATCAACGGTCGACAGTGGAAGGGACACAAGGCCAATCCTGATCAGGCAATGGCCTGGCCTCGGCGTGACTGCAAGATCGAATACCAGACGCTGTCCGAAACGTTCGTACCCTTTGAGATCGAGTGGGGACAGGTGCGGCTGGCAGTAGAGTTGTACGCAGCCGAGCAAGGTTTTCAGATCGAAGAGCCAACGCACTGCACTGAGTCGAATGGCCGACGCACGCGGCTCAACCGAGATACGCCCGGGTTGCGCATGCGACCACCGCCATACGCGCCGAGCAGGACGCAATTCGCAGATTACCTAGTGATGCGCGGGCTCAGTATCGTACGAACCCAGGCTCAGTGATGGCCTTGATGATTTCGTCAGAAAATATCCTGCCGTGGTAGTAGCGATGATTCTTGTTGAGTTCCTCAAGCTCCCGAAAGTGCCTTTTTGTTGCGTTAATGTTGATGATGAATTGTTGTTGGATCACTAGAAATTTATCGTGCGGCTCTGCCCGCGTATTGATGATTTGGCTGTCCACTGACACACATATTTCCTCGGCACATGGACTCTTATCAGAGTTGATTTCTTCCAAACGAGCAAAATGCGCTTTGGTAGCGGCTGGGCTCATGATGTATTCACCACCCTCAACGAATCCAATGTGCTGAAATTCCCCTGCGTTTGTTGCTTGAATCATGGTGATGTGACCTTCTTGGTGGCGGCGACCAATGATCAAGCCTCCGTCTCGGGCATCGACAATCCAGCCATTCAGGAAGCACTGAATAAACTGCTCCTGATTTAGCGAAAACATCTCTTCGTCCATAAACGCCTCAACTACGTACTGAGCTTTGAATGGTTCAACGTAAGTGACGTTAGCAAAATTTCAAGCCTCGGCCATGCCGGGGTTTTTTTATGCCTGCGAAGCGGGCCGACCAAACCCAAGGGGTGCACCAAGTGGCAGACGAAAACCAGATTGATCTTGAAGACCCGGCAGTTCAGACCGCCATTGCTGCAGCTGTTGAGGCTGCGACCTTGGGCCTCAAGAACAAAAACACCGAGCTGCTTGGCTCACTAAGAACTACTAAAACTGAGCTGGACGGATTCAAATCCCAGTTCGAAGGTTTGGATATCGCCGCCGTGAAAGGGCTGCTGACCAAGGTTGGCCAGGACGAAGAAACCAAGCTGATTGCCGAAGGCAAGCTGGACGAGGTCATCACCCGACGTACCGAGCGCCTGCGCACCGACTACGACACCAAACTGGCAGCAGAGAAAGCGCGTGCCGACAAGGCTGAGCAATTCGCTGCCAAGTACAGCGACAAGGT